TATATGCATCCATTCGTATTTCTACGAAACAACAAAGAATTGACAGACGATATGAAAAAATTAGAAGGCTTGATATTAATGGTAAACATACCTATATATTTTATCAAAACTTGTAATTCAATATGGCTTTGATTACCTATTTTGATACAATTACGCACCCCTAGCAAAATTTACGCACCCTTGAGGGTAAATCACGCACCCTTGAGTATTAATCACGCACCCCTAAGAGGTAATCGTGCACCCCTGCTTAGAACGATTCACCTCTTTTTGTAATTGTTCTAACGAATTAAATGTAATACATTTTGCTTCGTATGATAAATTACTAATTGCATCTAATAATTTTAATTTGCTTTTTACATTTTCTTGATAAATCAATCTTTGCTTATCACCTAAAATTGTATCGTTTGCTTTATACAAATATTCAATAATAAACAATATACACTCATGCATTTTATCTATATATAAGTAACGATATTTTTTAGGGCTTGACTCTGTTATCAAAATGATGTAAGAAGCTAATTTTTTTGAATTAGTTATAATTTTAAGTTCACTTTTTCTCATTATTTCTTCTTTTCTTGTAAAATGGCCGGGCTTTAAAGCAGCATGCTGCTTTTGATTAATCCCGGCTTGATTGTTAGTTTGCTTTGCAAACTAACCAATTTTGATAGCTGGGCGGGCGCCGTAACCGAAACTGTAGATGTAGACGATGTTGATGCTGTAGATGCTGACATCGCTATACACGCAGTACGCGTCGATTGAATCGCTGAAGTACGGACTGCGAAGCCACCAATAACCGTTTCCATAATAACCTGAAAGTGAAGACCTATATGCACCTCGTGCTCTTGCATAATCAGTTGTGATTGCAATTCTTGTTGAATTTGTATCAAATCCATAGGTTGATGAGATTGCTTCTTGATACGATAGTAAATACACTTTATCCAATGTATTATTTGAGAAGTATGGGTTAGTGTTAGTTGGTGAACCTGTTGTTGATGCACTATTATCAACCAAGGTTGTTAATATGCCATCTTTCTCTGGAGTTGAGAATGCTTGATTGTAAAAATCATTATTTAACCATTCTCTGATTGTTGAATGTTCGTAATTATTTGGATATATTGTCTTTCCATCAATTGTTCTTGTAGAACTTGAAATATAAAATACTTGTTGATCAATGATATATTCTGACAGTAAGGTATATGTACCATCAACTTCTTCCAATACTCTCCATTTAATTGGTTCAACTTTAAAGTAATAAGTTTGACCTAATGTAATAGCGGCACCATTCATAAATTTATAACCGGATGAATAAGGAGTTGCTACCATCGCATATTCCTCGCCTTGATATTCATAGTAACCATTGGTATTTGTTGAAGTAAGTGTGTTAAGTGACGCAATTAAAGCGCTATCGTCTACAACAGTTTGTGGGTATGTTCCATAATATATATATGTCATATTATCAATGGTAAAAAACTCATACGAACTAATCCATTTCGCATATAGGTATAAATCATTTTCTAAAATACTTTCTTGATTATATAAAGTAGTAAAAGCATTATCAATATACCAATTATCAAAAGTGTATCCTTCTTTTTCATAGGTTGGTAATACTATCTTACTATTTGATGAAGCTCTCTGCGTCTGAACTCCACTAACTAGTGTCCCTCCATTGCCATCAAACATAACAAAGTATGATTTTTCTTCTCTTGGTTGAGTACAACCAACTAATACAAATAAAAATGCAAAAACAAAAATAAATGTAATTATTTTTTTATTCATAAGTCCCCCCTACATATATTAATAATATTATTATAGCAAATTGAACAATAATTGAAAAGGCTTTCTGGAAATTTAATTAAAATTGTTTTAACTTTTTAAATTTACTCTTTAGCTTACCTTCTATTTCTTTGGTCCTTTTTAGGACTTTTTCTTTTACTACTTCAGGGATACTTACCGATAGTTAAAATGACTCCTTCATCATAAACCTAAAAAAAGCAATAGCATCGATTTCTGTATCTTGATTTAAATAACTAATGTCCTCTTCTAATCTTCCTTTTGGCTGAATCACATTACCAAGTTCTTCTTTCCACTCAATGATTCTATTCAGTAGTTCTCTATCAATCATCGGTAGTTTGTCACTAACCACACAAAGCATTATGTTACAATTGATATGCAATCTAATATTTCATTATATTCATTACAAACTACAAACTATTTATTTTAGCATTTCACACAATATTTATTACTTTTTTCTTTTTTACTACTATTTTTTTGAACATTTTTAACCATTTTATGTATATGGTGCACCACTAAGAGCGTAAGTTGAACCAGAAGGTTTTGACTTACGCTCTTTTTACTGTTATATTGTCTATACTAGTTTATAATGTGCTATTTACAAGAATTTTCAGTTATCCATCGTTTATAAAAAGCTATAGCCCCACTTCGTGTAAATCCATATCTATTTATAAGCTCGCGTCCTTGCATTTTTATAATGAGTTTGTATTGTTTTGATTTTGGAGTAGAGTCATCAAAAAAAGGCTGATAAATCAATTCTATTTCGTACCCCAAATAGATTATTCTCTCGACATCCATATTGTTTCCTCTACTATAAAATTAAATGTGTAAATAATTAAAGCATGATTTATTGGTCGAATAGAGAGATGTTAGCTCTATCGTTTAAATAATCCTTTAATTGCGTAAAACTATCGACTGAAACCGAGCGTAAAGTATCGTTACGGTCATCAAAATCAATTAAATTGTTTGTAGATGTAAAATTTTCATAATAACAAGAAGCCGTCCATTTCTCAATATCAAAAACAGCTTTTGTATCGCTCATTTTTACCTCATCTAGTGTATAGGGATAATAGTTGTAAGCATCTTTTAACCTTGTCATTTTCATTGTAAAATCTACTTCATAATTAATTTTCGTATTGATATCTGTACTGTAAATAAAGGTTACTTTATAAATTATCTCATTTTCGATACCTGCGTTATAAGGGAATGTAGATTTTCCTGTTATGGTTATCTTCCTGCTTTCGTATATACAAACTGTAAAATCAACGGCACCAGTTTCACTACTATCCACATCAGTCCAGTTTAATTTGTAATATGGCCCATCGGCACCACTTATTTTTTGTGCATTTTTCTCACAGTAGGTGAGCAAATCTTGAAACTTGTCCCCACTTTTAGGGGAATCATTGTTTTTACTTTGACAAGATGTCAATAAAGAAAAAACCATAATTAGAGAGCATAATAGAATTATTTTTTTCATTATGTACCGCCTAAAACTTGTATATAATTTTTTAAACTGAACAGAATAATCAAACTGTTTATTCTTCAAACTCATTGCTACTTAGTAGCTTCAAATTATTTAAAAACTTTTTCACAATGAAAAATGCACCTGGTCCTACAACTACTATTATTGGTAATATCAAAATAGGAAATTCTGTCATTGTCGTTAGTGCTGCTATAAATGCAATCAGACACAAAACACCTAGTATAATGAGGATTGCATTTTGAATGTACAAATGGCTTTTTTTACTTGGTTTTTTAAAAAGAAAATAAAAAGCACCAATAACTAAACTAGAGAGTGCGCCAATAATAAAAGACTCAAACATTTTTACCATCTCCTTTTACGTAAAATCATATTTCAAAATAAAAAATGCGACAACCGAAGTTGCCGCACAAAAACGCAAACTCCGATAGTCGCCAAGCTAATTCAATAAGATAAAACAAGTATAATTTTCGCAGGAGAACTATACTCTTTTTGCTATCCAAAATTTTTGAATTTGTTAAAAATGCAAATTCCATCAGGTTTTGGATAGGAAAATATCTTGTCTTTATCTTGAATTAGTTTGGCAGTTAAAGTATACCACAAAATTCGCAAGATATCAAGGCGTTTAGAATAAAAAACAGCCACCTCATTTGGCAGCTGTTTGCAACTTTGTTTTTGAACTTATTTTACATTAACTTCTTCGCCACTTTTGAACAAGAATGTTATTGAACCACCTTCATTAACTGTTGCTTTTTCAACTAGATAGTTCCAGACCTCTTCATCCCATTCAGATAGAACACGAGGTCTATTTACTAAATCACTTATGAATGCTTGGATATTTTTTGACTGTGCTTTTTTATGTCTAATTGATTCTTCAATCTCATTGACTTTAGCATTTATTTCCTTGTACTCTTCGTCATATTCATCATACTTGGACTGGAATTCTTCTTGAGACATCGGAAAAGATGCGTTTTTGTCAATAAGGTTTTGAACCAATACAACTATTTCATTTACTCTAGTTGTATTGTGCTCTATTTCTTTTTCCATCTCACTTGTATCATCAAGTATCTTGATTATATCCTTACAATCTGATATTACCTTACTTTTATCGCCCATGAACGTTGTGTATGCTTCAATGAACCTTGTAATGACATCATCTTCAGTAATTGTAGGTGTTTGGCATTTTGAATGACTCTTGTTAAACTTGTCATTGCATTGATAGACTTGTCTTCTATACTTGCTCGTTGAATGCCATACCTTTTGGCCATAAAAACTACCACAATGAGCACATACAAGTTTGCTTGAAAAAGCATTCTTACATTTGTAACTATTTCTTAAATTCTTTCTTCTAGCAATTTCAGCTTGTACTAATTCCCATTGGGTTGGGTCAATGATGGGATCATGATGTCCTTCAACATAAACCTGGTCAACTTCACCATTGTTCTTTATGAGTTTTTGATCCAAGAAATCTTTAACATATGTTTTACAGATAAGTGCATCACCTTTGTACTTTTCATTAGTAAGAATACTCTCAATTGTGGATAGTCTCCACTTTTCCTTACCCATAGGGGTTTTAAATCCTTGTTCTTCTAAGAACTTCGCAATATATGATAAGGTCTTACCCTTCATGAACATTTTATAAATTAATCTTACCACTTGAGCTTGTTGCTCGTTTATGACAAACCCCTTTTTTGGATCAGTTGGGTGTTTATCATATCCTAAGAAATGCTTATATGCTAATGATGTAATACCATCATTGTATTTCTTGCGTTTTCCCCACTTGACGTTTTCACTAATGTTTCTACTTTCTTCTTGAGCAATACTCGCCATAATTGTGAGCATTAACTCGCCACTCGACTCAAATGTATAAACGTTCTGTTCTTCAAAGAAAACCTCAACGCCATGTGATTTCAATTCTCTTGTAACACTTATCGTATCTAAGGTATTACGTGCAAATCTAGTGACTGACTTGGTAACAATCAAATCAATTTTTCCATTAATGGCATCATCAATCATTTGATTAAACCCTGCTCTATTTTTTCGATTTGTTCCTGAGATGCCTTTATCTGTGTAGATATCAACGTACTCCCAATCTTGCCTTTCAGCAATATACTTTTTGTAGTAATCCACCTGTGCATCATAAGAGCTTACTTGTTCATCTTGCAATGTTGACACACGGGCATAAGCTGCAACTTTTCTTTTATTTAAGGAATTGTGAGGTAGCTGAGTTATTGGATTTATCTTTGATGGTATAATCGTTACTTTTGCCATTATTCACTACCTCCTGCAACGGTTTTTCGTTTCAATGCATTTAGTCGTGCTTTTTCTCTCATCTCATCAGTCCAACTATCACTTCTTTTTGGAACGTCCCAAATAACCTCTCTTTTTTCACCATTGTGCATATTGAAGACAAGTTTATTTCCATTTAAGATTTCAACCTGTGATACGAATTGGTCTAGTTTTTGAGTATCAAACTCTTCTAAGTTTAGAACTTGACATGTTGCTTTTTTTAACACATCTTCTCTAATTTGTTTTGAATCACAGTACGATTTTCCTAATTGCTCATACGTTGAGCATACCCAATATTCTAAATACTTGTTTTTCTTATGTTTATAACTTCTTCCGCAAACTCCACATTTAAGGAACCCAGTGAATGAATGAAGTGTAAAGGCTACTCTATGATTTCTTGGTAAGCGTTCTGCCCTAATTCTTTTTACATTTTCAAATTGCTCTTTACTGATTATAGGCTCATGATTGTTTGCTACATGAAACATATCCATTTCACCGTAGTTGATTTTGGTTGTTTTAGTTAGATGGTTTTCACGGTACGTTTTTTGAAGAATCAAGTCGCCAGTATAATTGTAGTTCGTCAATACACCTCTTACTGATGATCTATACCAAAGCTTATCAAAGTATGATTTAATGCCACTATCATTTAGTGTTTTTGCAATTTTGTCCTCGCCATAGCCTTGTTCATATAGATTGAACATATGTTTTACTAAATCGGCTTCTTCTGGCACTACTTCAAATTGTCCATTTACGATTTTGTATCCAAGACAATCCTTACCACCATATATTTTTCCTTCATTAAAATTCTTCTTCACTCTCCATAACGAATTCTCTGAAGATACCCTTGATTCTTCTTGGGCATAACTTGCTAGTATGGACATCAACAGTTCCCCATCATTGCTTAAGGTATGGATGTTTTGTTCTTGAAAGTAAACATCAACATTAATTTCTTTAAGCTCTCTGATTGTCTTGAGTAATGTTTCAGTGTTACGTGCAAATCTAGAAATCGACTTTGTAATAATGATGTCAATCTTTCCATCTTTTGCATCTTGTATCATTCTTTGAAAAGCACTACGTTTGCTCTTAGTTCCAGTTTGAGCCTCATCAGAGTAAACGCCACAGTAAATCCAATTCTTGTTAGATTGAATATAGCTGCTGAAATAACTTACTTGATTCGACAAACTGTGCAGCATAGCATCCTTGTCAGATGAAACTCTTGTATAAGCAGCTACCTTTAGCAACTTTGGAAGTTTGAGTTGCTTTTTTAACACTCTTATTTTCGCCATAATATCACTCCTTTTCTTGTATTATATTAATCACTCTAAAAGGGGATATTATCAAGTCATTTAAACGATATAAGCTCGTTTCTTTTTGATTGTATTTATTAGCCATTTTTTCTTCAATTTGAATGTAATCTTTCTCAGTGATTAAACCTTGTCTCGCCATTGCTCTAAGCTGAAACATAGTGTTTAGATAATTAATTGAATCTTTATCCATTGCCCATATTCTCCACTCTATTTTTAAAGTAGCAATCTCGTGAGCAATACTTTCTATTTAAACTTTTATATGTTAAAAAGTTATTGTGACAATGAGAGCATTCAACAAGATAATCTGGTTTACGTTTGATTTCCTTTTTATGATTTTTCCAATATTCCATTCTGCACTTGTCACAACAAAACGTTTTTTGTCTATGACCTTTTGATTGTTTTAATTTTGAACTACACTGTAAGCAAAATGTATCTTCTCTATCCATTGATTTACAAAACGAACTAACGGTACTTTTTGAAAGATTTAGTATCTCAGCAATTTTCCCATAACCTAACCCTTGTGCTCGAAATTGTTTTATTTGATTTTTTTCTTGATTTGTCATAAAGATTACCTCCTTCAACATATGGAGAAATAAGGCACCTTTTGACCACCCTATAAAATAAAAAAAGCCTACCAGAATGAACTCCGATAGGCTGTATGTAATATTATTCTATTTTGTAAGTTGCTTAAGAATTTGATTAGTACCAGTTGCCGCTAGACCAGATGCACCGCCAAGAACGATGGCTAAAACAACATTTGGTGCTGCGATAATATCTGGAATAAAGTAATAGCAAATTACACC